TTTGCCTTGCAAACGGTTTCAGCGTCTGATAGGCGTTGTTTGGTTTGGTCATCATAGTTAACTTTTAGAAGTCTTTCATATTGGAGTTCCTCATATTCTTGTGGGTGGGATTCTTTATACATTTTCTCGTAGTAGCGAGGGGGTTTTTGTTTAGAGCCATTCATGATGATTGTTCCTGTGGGGTATATATCAGACATCCACTTTTTATAGAACAGTTCACCGATTCCAGGCTTTAGGGACATACGGTTAAATTCGGGAACGATAGCAGTAAGTTCTCCGGTGGCAGGGCAACAAGATTGATAATGGTTTGATGCGTTTTTACCTGTTTGCTTCTTAAGGATATATCGAGCGACGTAAGCGGCAGACTCGAACGTGACGTCACCTGTAGACGTATAGCCTTTACCCCAAATCTCCTGGAGTATTTGACTCGAATATATAAGCGAGCCTGAGGGAGTTTTTCGAAGTAGTTTTTTATCGCTGAAGTCAAGACCGAATATACAGGCGTGGAAATGAGGTCGCCCATTAAGGTCGCCATATTCTCCTGCCATGTAGTAGCGAATAGTTCTTGTTCGGTACTTTTTACGAAGTGCTCGGATGAATTTTTGAAAGTGGATATAGGTGAGGCTTGGGACATAATGTTCCTCGTCATAGGTAAGCGTTATGAAGCAGTTTTCTTTGTGCATTCGTGCTTCATGGATACAGCGTGTTGCCCATTGCCTGGAGCGTTCGAGGCGACAGCCGGTGCATTGACCACACGGTAACGTGAGTTTCTTTTGCGTTTTGCCGCGTTCGTTAAAGGATATTTCACCATTGTCCAGGCGATAAGCAGTTAAAGGATAGAAACAGGTCATAAGCCCCCCTGCGCGCTACGCGTGCTCGGGGGGTTAAGACCATGTTTTAGAGCCTGTAGCCCCCACGCATTGGTGGGGGTGCGATGTTTGGGCTTTTGGTTCTCGATATTTTGTTTTTAAATTCCCGCGAAGAGCGGGTTTTGTTTACCTGGTGGCGGGAGGAGTTTCTCATTTTGGGATTCCTTGTGGTTTTTAGGGTTTTTAGGTGGGTTGGGACCACCTAGCACAGTTAACATCAAGTAGAAGTAACTGTGCAGTCAATCCTGGGGGATGTCAAGAGGCGGGTCGGATTGGGGTAATTGGTCGATAATGCCCAATTTGGCGGCTAAATCGACGTCAGAGCCGTTTTCGATGAAATCAAGGTAGGAGGCCGGATTATTGCCGAAGTGGGCGCGTACGTCCGCTGGTAGCGAATTGAAGGCATTGTCGGCTTCCTGAATGAGTTCGAGGGCTTCCCGATAATCGGATACGCCTGAGAAATCGCCGTAGGTCGGCGGAGTTTGGGCTTGGGGTAACATTCCGGTCCTGGTAAAGGTTGCCACGATGTAATTAATGTCAGTTTCTTCGGCGGTATTTTGTTGTGTGAGGGTTTCCTCAGGACATGAAAGGCCGGTTTGTAAAGACACCATATCGGCATCAAAGTTGAATTGCGAACGAATAAAGATGCGTTCTTCAGGAGCAAGTTTTTCGGATTCGAGATGCATATTATTTCCTCGGTGATAGTTGGATGGGTTTTCGGTTTTTGAGTTGGTTTGCTTTGTTTTTGAAGTAGTCATCGAGTTCAAAGCCTTTTTTCCATATGTAGTCTTTTGTTCGTTGGAGGTCGATTACGGTTTGAGCGGCAGTTTCGCCGAGGTATTTAGCGGTGGAGGTAGTACCAGTAGCAGCGTCCGCTTTGAGTTGTTCCTGGGCGGCCTTGGAGTTTGCGATTTTAGTTGTTTGGTCAGTCAGTAGACGTTGAGCAGATTTAAGCTCATTGCTTAGGCGTGTTATTTCCAAATATTGAGAATTTGAGAGTTCTTGGCCTAAGGTTTGAGCCTTGAGTTGTTGAAGTTGTTGGATGATATTTTGCGCTTGGAGCGTGTTGTTTTGTGTTTGTTGAGCGAGGTTAGCGGCTTGAGCAGATTGTAGATTTACAGCAGATGCAGAGGATGCCTGGGCTTGACCAGGCGTGAGCAGATTGTTTTCTAGGTTTTTGGTTTCGACAGCGGTTTTTTCAGCGGTATTAGCTTTAAGAGCGGTGTCAGCTTTTACGTTTTGCATTTGAACAGATTGAGCGACAGCTTGAGCGGCAGATGATATGGCCTTGGGTATTTGGCCGGTTTCAATTTTAGAGCCTTGAGGTGTTGAGGCGCCGCCCTGGGAATAGGCAAGCATGGGGTTGAGTCCGGCGGCTTTCATATCAGTTACAGCGCGTTGATATGCGGTGTTAGACATACGTTCCTGAAAGGCGTTTTGTTGATTAGCGGCGCTTTTAGCGGAGTTCCGGTCGAAGATACCTCCGAGAATTGCGCCGCCGCCTAGAATGGCGGCTGAGGCGACAGGCATGGATAGCGCTCCTGAGTTATGGCTAACATTGTGTCCGCTATTTCAGCGGCTTCCAGTAGGGTTAGCTTAGTTATGTGGGACGAATTGCCAGGGTGATATTGCCACCCTGCAATCGTGACGAAGTAGTTACTCCATATGAGGATGTCAGCGTCCATTAAAAATGGTCAATGAGGCCAGGCACAGAGAACATAGGCAAAGGCCGAGTAGCAGATATTTTAATAAACGAATCGTAAATAAATTGTTGTCCGTTGGCTTGTGCGCCGACAGCAAGGACGCGAGCCATCGGAGGATCTTCCTGGATAAAGGTTGAATTAAGCGTAGGAAGTGTAGTAAAGCGTTGAGCGAGATGCCAGCCATCGATGGTGCCTGCTGAAGTTGAACGAAATAGACCTGAGATGCGTGAGGGGTGATAGCGGTATTCCGCCCAGCGTTCCTGGTAACCGAATACGGCATTATCGGTAGCGGGTACGCCGGAATAAAATATTTCTTCATTGGTAATAGGTTGTTCGCCGAGCATGGCGAATACAGGAAAATAGAAGTCGTAGCGCGTGGAGCGTTTCCACATTTTGCGAACACCTTGTTGATAGGTGAGGTCAGCGCGAATTGATACAAGACCGATGATGTAGCCGTGTTCGGTAAATGATTGAGAGAAGCCGTTAGACGTTGAAAGGCCGGTAGCGACACCGGCAAGAGCGCCGAGCGGGGTAGATTGACCGGAAGCACCGGTTCCGGATTGTTGAGCGATTGGGTGAATGTTTATGGCGGTATGACCGCCGCCGAGATATTCGGCGCGTTGCAGTCGGGCATCGGGCGAAGTTACGCCGAAGTGAGAACGTAGAATTTCTGTATAGCGAGTGCCGCCGCGGGCGTCACGTTCCAGGAGTTTTTGAACCTGGAAAGAATTTCGAAGCGCATTTACGGTTGTTGCGGTAGCGGTGGCGAGGTCGACCTGGAGGCCGGTAGTAGTGCCGAATTTTAAATCGGATTTAACAGTTGCACCGGTACCTGCCCATAAGACAGGGGGTTCAGCGGAGTTGTATTGAACTTTGAGGGTTTGATTAGTTGAGCCGCCGGTAGCGTTAAAAGTAGGTGCGATGCCAGTAGTACCAACAGGTACGATACCAGTAAGGCCGAAAGAGACAGGTGCGCCCTTTTGAACAAATGGTAAAGCGGAGGTGAAGTAGTCTTTGCGCTTGCCGCGTTTGAGAATGTTGTAATCGGTGACAGAGTCAGGGCCATTGGTACGGCGTACTTGAACGGAGTTTTGTAAGTTTTCATCACGGAACCATTGATTCCAAATTAGGTTATAGGCACGTAAGGGTAGAGAATTAACCTGAGGAGGTGGACCACCGCCGAGACCTTGACCTCCAACAGGTAGACCGAAATAATCGTAAATAGAAAGAGCAGAGTAAGAACCGCCTGAGCCGCCAACAGTCGGCACAATAAATGAAGTGGAGTCACCTGGATTGTCCTGTTCACCCATGAAGCGTTGCCAGTTATCCCAAACCAAGCGGTTTGGAACGAAGAAGAAAAAGTGTTCCATATGGAGATTATCCATAATGGGGAAGATAGGCGTAGCCATTCGAGCGAAAGCGGTGAGTTTGAGGGAGAACGTATCTCCTGGTAAGACCTCATCAACATAGATGGGTATGAGGTCGCCGGCATTGAATGTGGATTTATGGGCGGTTTCAATTTTAAAGTTTGACCGGGGGATGTCCGCCCTGGGAATCATGGCGAAGTGGTCGACTTTGACCGATTTATTGCGAAAGGTTTGCATAATTTTCCTTTACGTTAGGTGAGGGGGAGCCGCCGTTTATGAGGCATTTTTAAGCCCCCCCTCCTGGGGTTAGTTTTTGATTACATAGTCGCGGGCTAATCCGAGTTGTTCGGGTTTTGCATAGAGTTCGAAAGATGCTTCCTCATCATCGAACGTGCCAAGGGCATAGAGTTCGAAGTCATTGGGATGTTTGTAGAGTTGATTGTTTTCATCTGCACGGTTTACTTCCGTTGAGAATGAGCGGAGGGCAGAGCCCTTTGATTGGGTGTATGCCGGTTGAGAATAGATGTTTGCGACAATGTCGCGGATAGAGATGATGATAAGTTTCATTCTGAAAAGCCTCGTTTTTTGTGTTTGAGTTTTGCCTTGCAAACGGTTTCAGCGTCTGATAGGCGTTGTTTGGTTTGGTCATCAT